TGCAACTGGCAAGACCAATATGTTCGACATTCCCGTTGTACAGAGGCTGGCATATGAGATGGAATTCTATGAATTGGTGACCTATCTCGAAGATCACCGGCAGGAATACGTTCAGTTTATCCTCACTGGAAAGGTCTAAAATGTACAGATTCCAGTCCAAATCATTGTGTACTATATATCTCCAAATTGACTTGATATATTACAACTTTAGAGGTAATATGTGTGTACCGCAAGGAAAACAAACACAGACAGAGAGGTACACACAATGCTTACCACAAGATTTGGAATCGAGATCGAGTTCACCGGAATTACCAGAGAGACCGCCGCAAAGACCGCAGCCGCTTACCTGAACGGCACCTGCGAATACATCGGCACTTACTACCGCACCTACGAAGTTACCCAGCCCGATGGACGCAAATGGAAGTTCATGAGCGACGGCAGCATCAACACCCAGCGCAAGGAAAACGGACAGAAGGTCAGAGCGGACCGCGACTACAGCGTCGAGATGGTCAGCCCGATCCTCACCTACCGCGAGGACATCGAAACCCTGCAGGGTCTGGTAAGAGAACTCCGCAAGGCGGGCGGCTTCCCCAACAACTCCTGCGGTATTCACATTCACCTTGACGGAGCGAACCACACACCGAAGAGCATCCGGAACTTCATCAACATCATCGCAAGCAAGAACGACCTCCTTTACAAGGCACTCCAGATCAACCCGGAACGCGCAAGATTCTGCAAGAAGATGGACGCCGAACTGGTCGAGAAGATGAACCTCAAAAAGCAGCTTGACTTCGAAACCATCGAAAACCTCTGGTACGACGGCTACTACGGATCGAGAGACACCCACTACCACGACAGCCGCTACCATTTCCTCAACCTCCACAGCTTCTTCCACGGACACCGCACGGTCGAGCTGAGAGGATTCAACAGCACCTTCCACGCAGGCGAAATCCGGAGCTACATTGTTCTCGCCCTTGCCCTCAACCATCAGGCACTGACACAGCGTTCCGCAAGCACCAAGAAGCCGCAGGTCGAGAACGAAAAGTTCGCCATGCGGACATACCTCAACCGGATCGGCTTCATCGGGGACGAATTCAAGAACTGCCGAGAACACCTCACCAAGCACCTCGACGGCTCGGCGGCATGGAGATTCGGCAACCCCGCCGCTTGAAGGAACGGCGGCAAGCAGAAAGGCTGACCGAGGGGACAGACCCCACAAACCCATAAAGGCGGCACGACCGCCCTTGTGGTGGTAGAAGGGTCACGAACCCTCGAACATAGGAGGAAAAACAAATGTATCCCAAAATCTATCTTGCATACGGAAGCAACCTGAACCTCGACCAGATGGCGTACCGCTGCCCGACGGCAACGATTCTCGGAACCAGTGAACTGAAGGATTACCGACTCCTTTTCAGAGGCGGACACGGCGGTGCTGTGGCAACCGTGGAACCTTACGAAGGCGGCAGCGTTCCGGTTCTGCTGTGGGCAATCACGGCGGCAGACGAGGCGGCACTCGACCGATACGAAGGCTGGCCGTTTCTGTACCGGAAAGAAAACGTCACGGTCAAACTTGGCAGACGGAATGTACAGGCGATGGCGTACATCATGAACGACGTCAGACCGCTCGGAATGCCCAGCCCGTTCTACTACAAGACCATTCTGGATGGATACCATGAATGCGAATTCGATCCGCAGATTCTGAAGCAGGGTGTGGCAGATTCCACGGAGGGTGACGGCAATGACTGAGAAAACAATCATCCGGCAGCTTTTCTTCGGTGAACTGCATCCCTGGGAGCGATTTGTACCCAGCGATTCTGACTTACGGAAGGCATCCAATCGTGTCGGTAAACTGGTCGAAGAATGGAAGCAACGCCTCAGTCCCGAGGATGCCGAACGGCTTGAGCAAATCGTTGATACTCTCTACCAGTACAGTTCCATTCTGGAAGCAGATGCGTTTGAGTCCGGTTTCCGTCTCGGCGGAAAAATGATGATCGACATTCTGCAGCCGGATTCCAACGTGGTCATACCGAAAGATATGCCGTAAAATATACAGATTCCCCTCCGAATCATTGTGTACTATATTTCTCGAATATGACTTGCTATTCTACCGAATTAGAGGTAATATGTGTACACCAAAAGGAAAACAACATACAACACGGAGGACAGAATTATGTGGAACGAAGGAACGATCAGAATCGGCAAAAGCATTTTCCATTACGAGGTCAAGCATTACGAGGAAGGTTCCCGGTTCGGCATCGACGAAGGACGGATTTCCAAGCTGATGCTCAAGCGGAACGGCGAAATCGTGTGTAATTACGACAGAGAGTGGGACATCGAACCGGTTGATGCAGACACCGAAACCGCTCTGGCGATCCTGATGAAGGATTACAACTGAAAAAACAACAACGGAGCATGAGCCGGAAGGCTCTGTTCCACGTATATGACGGTCGCACCAAGTATGGTGGCGGCTATTTTTTATGCCATTTTGGAGGTGGTGCCTATCCGAAAGCTGAAGAAATACACACCCACGGAATTCATGGCGGAGGATTCCCACTACGATAAATCCGCCGCAGATTTCGCCGTTGCTTTCATCGAAAGCCTGTGTCACACCAAAGGCACATGGGCGCGGAAACCTTTTGAACTGATCGACTGGCAGGAGAAGATTATCCGTGATATTTTCGGCACGATCAAGCCGAATGGCTATCGACAGTTCAATACCGCCTACATCGAAATCCCGAAGAAGCAGGGCAAATCCGAACTCGCTGCAGCTGTTGCTCTCCTTCTTACCTGCGGTGACGGTGAAGAACGTGCCGAAGTCTACGGCTGTGCCGCTGACCGACAGCAGGCATCCATCGTGTTCAACGTAGCTGCCGATATGGTCCGGATGTGTCCGGCTTTATCGAAAAGAGTCAAGATTCTGGAATCCCAAAAGCGGCTGATCTACATTCCGACCGGCAGTATTTATCAGGTGCTTTCCGCTGACGTCGGCAACAAGCATGGCTTCAATACCCACGGTGTGGTGTTTGATGAACTTCATACCCAGCCTAATCGGAAGCTGTTCGATGTAATGACGAAAGGCTCCGGTGACGCACGGATGCAGCCGCTGTACTTCCTGATTACGACAGCAGGTAATGACACGAAATCCATCTGTTACGAGATTCATCAGAAAGCGAAGGATATCATCGAAGGCAGGAAGATCGACCACACATTCTATCCGGTGATCTACGGTGCGGATGAAGCCGATGACTGGACTGATCCAGAAGTCTGGAAGAAAGCTAACCCTTCCCTCGGCATCACGGTTGGTATCGACAAGGTTCGGGATGCCTGCGAATCTGCAAAGCAGAATCCCGGCGAGGAGAATGCCTTCCGTCAGCTGCGACTCAATCAGTGGGTGAAACAGGCTGTCCGCTGGATGCCGATGGACAAGTGGGATCGGTGTTCGTTTGCCGTGAATGAAGACGATCTGGAAGGTCGTGTCTGTTACGGCGGTCTTGACCTTTCCTCCACGACGGACATCACGGCGTTTGTTCTGGTCTTCCCGCCGGAGGACGAGGATGATAAATACGTGATCCTGCCGTATTTCTGGATTCCCGAGGACAATCTGGAACTTCGAGTGCGACGAGATCATGTTCCGTATGATGTGTGGGAACGTCAGGGATTCCTGCAGACCACTGAAGGAAATGTGGTTCACTACGGTTACATAGAGAACTTCATCGAAAAACTCGGTGAACGGTTCAACATCCGTGAGATTGCTTTCGACCGATGGGGAGCCGTGCAGATGGTGCAGAATCTTGAAGGGATGGGATTCACTGTCGTTCCGTTCGGTCAGGGGTTCAAGGATATGTCTCCACCTACGAAAGAGCTGATGAAGTTGGTTCTGGAGGAAAAAATTGCTCACGGCGGACATCCGGTGCTTCATTGGATGATGGACAATATTTTCATCCGCACCGATCCGGCAGGTAACATCAAGCCGGACAAAGAAAAATCCACAGAGAAGATCGACGGTGCCGTTGCCACGATTATGGCGTTGGACAGAGCGATTCGTTGTGGCAATGATACATCCGCTTCGGTGTACGATGACCGGGGCATTTTATTTATCTGAGAGGAGTGTGATTGAATATGGGTATTTTCTCCGGTTTGTTCCGTTCCCGTGATAAGCCCCAGAACCGTACTGTCGGCGGCAGCTACAGCTTCTTCATGGGCGGCACAACATCCGGCAAAGCTGTCACCGAACGTTCAGCCATGCAGATGACCGCTGTGTACTCCTGCGTCCGTATCCTTGCAGAAGCTGTGGCGGGACTGCCACTTCATCTATACCGCTATACAGACGATGGCGGCAAGACAAAAGCCATTGACCATCCGCTGTATCACCTGCTCCATGATGAACCGAATCCGGAGATGAGTTCCTTCGTTTTCCGCGAAACGCTCATGACCCATCTGCTCC